AAAATCAAATGGATCGTTATCGCTTGCGCCTATCTCGAATGGGTCTTTCTTGTCTGCTGCTGAATAAAACCTTGGGCAGCCTTCGTATTCCCTCTCTTCGACTGTCTGGCCTTTCTTGAGGTTCTCAAAATCATCACTATAACTAGTATGCACTACTCTTTTGTTTTTGTCAAGTACAACATAGTATTTGTATGGATTTTTATGAGGACACACCCATTTACCCCTGCCGCAAAGCCAGCTATTTTTGTAATTATCTTTGGCGAAGTTTGATTTCGCGTATTCATAATTAAAGTTATTTATAACTTGGTATACTGATGCAAGATGCTGCTCAAATCCATTCAACTGCGCGTCAGAAAACTCCAGCTCTTGGATAGGCTGGCGAGGAAAGCGTAGGAACATGAAGTTAATGAGCCGACGTTTGATTGTGGGCCATTTATGCCGAGCAGCAAGGGAATACATCATCCCCTGCACATTGGCCGTTAGATCGTCTCCTGAGAACTTTTTTTTGCTTGATTTATAATCTACAATTTTGATAGTTTTTTCCTCGTCATTGTAAACGGCGTACTTATCGAGGAAGCCCATGATTCTGTACTCTGGGTTTTCATTGTAAATTTCGAATCTTAACTCTGGTTCGCCAAGCTCAGAGCCTTCACAGTAAAAGTCGAACTTAAGACCAACTAAAACCATGTCTTTAATCATGTCATAATTCTCGTCGGACATAGCCTCTTGTTTTGTGAGGTGTTTTTTAACCAACCGAATGACGCTGGGCGAAGCTTCTAAGTCATTACTATTGATAACTTCGTCATAGTGATGTTTGTGCTTTTCATCTAGCAATAGCTCAAATATTAAGTGGCAGATCGAACCACGTATGGCACCATCATTAGTCTTGTCGGGAAGATTTAGATGATACTTGCCCCAGTAAAGCCAAGAGCAAGTCTCAAGCGTCTTCATTCGTGATGCTGAAATGTATTTTCCTTTAGCCATTCTTGTATTTCCTTTGTGTTCATGTCTCCGAAATCGTTTTTACTTGGGAGTTTTACCTCAACCTGATTCGGATCAAAATGTTTTAATAGCTTTTTATAAGCCTTCTTCGCCGCTAAGTTTCCTCTGCTGTTTTTACCGCTGTCGTTATTAAATGATATATAAACTCTATCTAAATCAAACCTTAGTAAGACGCCTGTAATAGCTGGGCTAACTTCTAGACCAAATGTTACTATCGAATTTTTAACCCCCGCATCCCAAAGAGCAAGCATATCACCAATGCTTTCAACAAGGAAAACTGATTTTGTATTTTTTATAATTTCATGGTTTAAAAATAGGGGGTATTTCCATGCATACTTGTCTCCTATATGCTTCCATTTAGGTATGCTGTCGTACTTAATTTCTTGGGTGTATCTTCCCGACACTCCAACCAATCTATTTTTGCCGTCGAAGATCGGAAAGACGTATCTGTTTTTCATTTTACCTTCTGTAATTAACCCGCCTTTAAACTGGCTAATGGTTGATTCAGATATGCCTCTGTTTTTCCAGTAAATGTGATTGCTTACTAACTTATTTAAGCAGCTTTTGTTGAAAATTTTGGGAGATTTAATTTCTGGTTTAGGCGCAACTTGCTTTATCTCATTATCGCCGTCGCCTTTTGAAGACACCCACTTTTGAGCGTCATTTATAGACTTCATTTTGAGGGTGATCTTAACTAAATCCTCAAAGCTACCAGAAATATTTTCAGCAAAGTCTACAAAACGCCCAGTGGTTTTGTCAATACGTAACACGGTATTGTTGTCGGACTCCCTATATATGGGTCGAGTCCGGTACTCTTTCGGATACTCAGATATATTAGAATACCCAAGCTCGTATAACATTTCCTTAATGTCGGTCACAATACTGCGTTATGTGGGTCTTCGGCGCTGCCCCCTTCAAGTTCGTAAGTCTCCCTAGCTCTTTCACAAATGTGTCGTAATGAACCGTGCTCTTCGACATTAAAATTACGTATGCCGAAGTTAAGGTAATTCATTTGATATCTTTCAGAGCCATCTGGAAACACTCTCTGCAGGAAGTCTTGGTGACCCATAGCGTCTTTACCTTGGAATCGGGTTTTAACAGGTATTAACTTATGTGTGCCAAAGTCTTCTCCGTCTAACGCTATTTCATCCAAGGTTTTACGCCGAAAGATTCCGACGAAAGCCGCGAACCACTGCAACCTATCTGATAATGAGATTGCTGAACTATCATCTACCAAGTTTGCTGAATTTCTATTCCTATTTTCGCCAGACCTGTTCAACTGCATGGCTGTCAGTAAGGGAGCGTTTAATTCCTCGGCAAGCTCTTTGAGTTTTTGAATTTTATCTCCAATAGCTTGATACTCAGCCCAGTTTTGACCGACTTTTTCGCCCGTGAGTTTTACGTAGTCGTAAGCTAAGAGGCACTTGTTCCCTCTGCCCACCTCATTATAGTACCAACGGCGGGCTTGTGCGCAAATCTGATCAACGTTTTTATTTCCAACGTGAATATGATAAAAATCTCTATTTTCTTTTATTCTAGCTTCGGCCTTTCTAACTTGCTCGTAATAGTCTGGATTCTTTCTCCAGTTGCCTGTCTCTAGGTACCAAGTAGGCACGGAAGTTAAAGAGGAAAGCAGTCTAAATTTAATTTCTTTAGTTAGCATTTCCGTATCGAACATTAACGTTTTAACGCCACAGTTTTCAGCGACCTTAAAACAAACATCGTTTAGCCATGTGCTTTTACCTTCGCCCGGCCTTGAAGCTATTGCGTAAACGTGCCCAGCTCTAAAGCCTCCGTACATTCGATTGAATTCAGAGTAAGGACTTGCGAAACCAAATTCGTCTTGAGGGTCGTTGCCAGTCTCTTCCAGTAGTTCCATGAGATCATCAGTTAACTTTTCTGGCTTGTCTTCACTTCCGTACTGTTGAATTTTATCGTTATAAATAGCATCGCACGCTGACACAATATCATCAACGCATTTTTCTCCGCCCCGTTTTACTTCGTCTTTAATTTTCTCTGCCGTAGCAGCTATCTCTCGACGTATCCTGTATTTAACTAACTCCTTACAGGCGTCAAGTGTTGCGCTTTTCGTTATCTGTGTGAACGACAGGTTCTCGATATAATCATAAATGTTAATGTCGTCTTTGAATGAAACTCCCAACTCTTTAATTTGGTTGGCTAGTAATACCTTATCAACTTTCTTTTGATTGTAAACGCAGTTTTTTATTACGCTAAAAATCGTATAATGAACATCATTAAAGAAGTCTTTTTCGTTTACAAAAGCATCTATTTCCGCAAAAACATCTGGATATTTTATCAATCCACCTAAAGCATGTCGTTCTACTTGTAAAGAATACAAATTACTCATGCTATAAATAATAACATGATCTTAGAAGGGAATCAAGCTTTAAATTTCTTCTGGAGGGGGGTCTTGGCCGTCGTTTTCGCCTAAAATATCTTTGGTTAAATTTTCTGCGGTAGCCTCTAAGGCAATAGCTTCGATCGCTTTTGACCAGTTATTTATGTAATGTTGAAGAGCCATGGCTGTTTGATGACTTTCGAAGTTACTATTAACTACGGCTATACCCTCCTCGTTAAATGAGAATAAAACAAAGCCACCATTGCTTTTGTCGTTAATCTCCCGAAGTAGGGGTTTGGTCATCTCAATCTCGACTTTTTTCTTTCTAGCCATCATTTTGAATTACACTAATGAAACACCAAAGACTTCGCGGATATACATGGGCGTAAGCTTTTTGATGTCATCTTCATAAATTTGCATAATTATAAAATTATTCTTCTCCAACCATTCCGCTTTTTGGTGATCTCTCTTTATTGATTGTAGGTATTTAGCCCTAGAATTTCCATGAAAAAACTTATTAAAGGCATCATGCTGTGGGCCGTTTACTTCGATGGCTATTTTTTTTGTAGCATTAATAAAGTCTACCTTCATACGTGTTCCGTAGACGGGAAACTCCTCGTATACGATGTGGTTTTTCCAGTAAGGCTCTAGGAATTCCTTGACAGAAAACTGAAGTTTAGATTTGGATTTTTTCTTCCAGTTAATTAAGTACTTTGAAACCATCCTACTGCGAGGTCTGCCGTTTATGTCGTATAGCTTCATGTAAATTGGTGGAAGCGGCGGGAGTCGAACCCGCGTCTTTAGAACCATCGGCTCAGATATGCTACAAGTTTAGTCAGTGTTAGTTTTCGCGCTTCGTCACTGACAACTACACACGAGGTTGGAGGCACTTTATTTATCCTAGACTCCTCACCCTTCCTAGTTTTTTTGCTCGCTATCGACGCCCTAGCTCCTTAACGAGCATCCAGAGTAGGACGGGGCAGAGCTATGCTGCCAGCAAGAGGGCTTCTTCCTCCACATAACCAAACTGAGCGAGAATCTCGTCAGCTTCGGCTACCGAAGGAGCCATCTCCATGTCAACTTCATCGTTGGCATATGTGTTTTCAATGGGTGTTTTAAGAGGCCAACCATCATCCTCTACTTGCGATCTTGCGTAAGACTCCAAATCGAATCCAGTACGCTCCCATAAATTATATTACGCTTTTTTTAAAGTATCTCGAAATTTATTAAACAAATATTTTCCGATTTCTTTATTGTCTGTAAGGTATTTACGAAGGTTGTCCATGCCTTGATGCTGCTTCTTGAACTCAAGGCCTGTTTTCTCCTCTACTTCTGCTGCGATTTCATCTGAGATAGTAACCCAAGCTCCTTTAGCTACGGCCATCTCCCACATAAGCAGCATATCTACAACCTCGTACTCAACCCAAACGCTATTTCCGCTGCTTGCGCCATACCTAA